ATGGGATATGACTTCTGCTATTAATCATATTACAAAGTACGCAAAAACAACTGAATTAGTCTGTAAAGAGAATGATAAGTGTTATTATTTTACTATTAATAATAATCCTGAAAAATATGAAACAGTTTTTCTGCCTTTAAGTTCTACTGTTGGTGCGATTGTGCGTGATCTGGAACTACCACGGGAGGAGGAACAAGAGGAAGAGGAGAAGAAGGAGGAGAAGGAAGAGCAGAAAGATGTTTCTGCGTAGATTCATGTCGTTTCTTATTAAAATATGAATACTTACCACCACAAATACTGCATATAGTCTTCTTCTTTTCTGTCTCTGTCTCTGTTTCTGTTTCTGGTTCTACTGGATTAATGATCTCATTCTTAATAGTAGCCGTAGTATCAATAGTTTGATGTATAACACCAGGTAAATAAGGGCGTATGTACATATTCTGAAGAGTCTCATATATATTTTCCATATTTAAAGTCTATCTATTATACTTTAATAAAATGGATAGAACATATTATCAACAAAATAGAGAATATATATTAAGACAACAACGAGCTTATTTTAAAACGTATTATGCTAAGAATAAACTTGAAATTAATGCAAGGAACAGTATCCGTGCAAGGGTAAGATATTTGAATAATAAAAAATATGAAGAGGAATTAAAAGCACTAATGGCTCTACCGACCGCAGATTTTATTCAATTGGAGGAAGCACTCAAAAAGAACTTAAAGACCGTTGAAAACAACTCACTGAAGACTAAGAAGCCACGTAAGAAGAAAGTCAAAGAACAACCTCCACGGTTTAGTTATGCAAAGGGCAATTTTATACTATGCTTTGATTAAATGAATATTACTGATACTCTTATTTCGTCAGCAATTACAGCGGGTTTATATATTCTGTATAAATTAATACAACGATTCTATATACAAAAATCTGAATGTCATAATAATACATTGGAGATTGTCATATCTGATAAAGAGAAACCAGAAATAAAAAATATTGTTGTAGATAAAGATGCTATATAGGAATCCGTATAATAAAGGTATTGCAAACTCTGTTGATTCAATTAATCGCCGTTATGTGGAACATTTGTCCGATGAATCAACAGAATTACTTGGTTCTGGAGTACATAATAATGCGTCCAAATGCAAATGCATGTGCGATCCTTGTGAATGCGAACGTGGCTTAGAAGGTGGTTCTGGATTTGCATCAGGAACATTTATGGATACGGGTGAAGACAGAGTAATTGGAGCAGGTATGGGATCTGCTACATACAGAAAACGTGGTTGTGGCCAGATTGCGTCCATGCCTCCGCCACAGAATCTCAATGAATATCCTCAGAACTTTGTAGGAGGTAATATGGACCGACCTGTTGGAGGACGTAAGCGTGGCCGTGGTCTTAAAGAACTTACGGATGACTTAAAGAAGTTTGACATGAACCGTATTAAAGATTACGTAGGTCTTGCTAAGCCTAAACGTGGTGCTGGTACAAAAGAACTCAGAGATGATCTAAGGAAGTTTGACATGAACCGTATTAAGGATTATGTAGGTCTTGCTAAGCCAAAACGTGGTGGTGCAATGTTGAACCAAACACAATTAGCACGTATGCCTAAGGTAGAACGTGTTGTTGAAAAGTCTCAAATGCAAGGGAATGTTGGTGGAATGAGTGGAGCTGGAATGAGTGGAGGTGCTGATGGCAGAAAACGTAGGGCAGAAATTGTTAAGAAAGTAATGGCTGAAAAAGGTATGAAAATGATTGAAGCGAGTAAATACGTTAAAGAGCATAATCTGTACAAAAAGTAATATATTAAACGAATATTTATATTTTAAAATGATACATTTTGTATTACTTTAAAATACCTTCATACAGCTACCTGAAGTATCAGGCACATTCTACTTTCTTACCAGCCAGTTCTTTAAGTGCGTCGCTCCAGAACATCATTTTCTCAATGGTTAGTTGTTGTTGATCTACGATGCAACAATCACATACGTCAGCAAGACCAATAACCCCATGTAGAAGATGTTTAGCATCATCAGGAATATCATCACGCTTAACTAAGGAACGTAAAAATGATGTGCCTGTCTGGCTAAGGAGAAAATAGAGATCTTCCCATTTGGGTTTTACTTCTTCTTTCTTTACCTGTTTCTTCTTTTCTTTGACTTCTTTGACTTCTGCTTTGACTTCTTTGACTTCTGCTTTGACTTCTTTGACTTCTTTGACTTCTTTGACTTTGACTTTACGGGGAGTTTTGATTTTAATGTCGGGAGATTCCATTTCTATCTAATAAGATTATTAATCTAATGAACAATTATTTTATCAAGTATTAGAAATGCAATCACTAAGAAACCGTCAAATTAGGGAAATACTTGATGAAGATATGAATATTAATCGCCAAGTATTTGATCGTGAAAAGGAACAAGTCAGAGTTTTTCAAGAAGACGTTTTACCTAAAAAGACGAGTGATGTTGAAGCAGAAATATCCGTTGATAAACTAATTGAAACACTCAATAGGACTTTAGAAAATAAACTAACAGGTCTTGAATATCTGCTTTCTAAGATTGTCGGAACAAAAGACATTGGTGATGCAGAAGGACGAAGATCATATAATACTGTAGTTAATAATGGTGATTTTATAACAGCCTATAATCAATTGATACGTGTATATACTCTGCCTGGTATGTCAAGAGCATCACAAGAAGCAATCAAGGTGAAATTCCAAGAATTAAAACCAAATCTGGATGCAATGGTTTATGGTCTGCAGGAATTAATCCAGTATTTGTTTGAATCTGGTAAAACAGATAAAGAAATCTTTCAATTAGTACGTAGTCAAGCAGTTTATGAACTTGTCAATAAACAACTATACACTGGAACTAATTATAAGATTATAGAACAAGCAGATATTAATGTATCTATTAAGGAAGTTCTAAGCGATTTATCCGAAGTCCAACGGGCTGAACTTAAAGAAATTTCTGGACGTGATGTTGCTGAAAAAAGTTTATTGAAACTCCCTATTGAAGTTGGTAATGATGAAGAACGTATTAAGCAATTAGAAGCAGAATTTGGATTTAATCTTCCCCGTGGAACGTTAAAAGAATTTGGCGGTAAGGAAAAAGAACAAGCAATGTCTGAATTTGGAAATATTGGTAAAGATATTATGGTAAGAGGACGACAGAATTTTGATGAAACCCTTAAATCGCTAAATATGCAACGTGATACAGCAAAGAATAATCTTATGAAAGTATCAGCACAAGTTCGTATAGAACGACGTGATTTAGCACAATTAGTAGCACAGAGAGAACAATTGCTCCAATCACAACGTAATTTTAGAGCAGATGAAGATCTTAAAGACAATGATATTGAAAGAGAAGTTCCATTATCAATCCAGATTAATGACAGAAAAAAACATATTGAATCACTTAATAAATTAATCGCTAATTTACAAGACAGAATTCTGGATTTAACAGAACAGATTAATGAACTTAAAGGAAATTTTGAAGTAGATCTTAAAGAGGCTCAAGAATCTGGAATTGCAAGAGAGTTAGAACAGCGTGATATTGGTATTAAAAAGAAACAAGTCCGTTCTCTTGTTCCAGAAGGAGAAAGCAAAGAAACAGATTATAGTCCAGAATCTCTAATGCAAATGTCAGAGGAACAACTCCGTGAAATTGCTTATAATGTACTTAATTATCAACCATTAAAGACGACAAAAAAACTCAAAATTATAGAAACAATGCTTAAAAAACTTAGAGCACGTGGTTTGGTTGGTCAAGGTAATCCAGATACTGTTAAGAGACATAATACAGATTATAAACACGAGCCTGTATCTGGATTTGATGACAGACGTAATGATATTTACTACATACAACAGCAATTAAATGAGGACTAATAATAAATGGATATTCTGCAATTACGACCTATATCACAATTTGTTGATGAAATCAAAGAACTTATGAAAATATTCCATATACCGAATACTCCGTTGCAATTAAAAGGATCTGCATCATTACAATCACAACAGTTCTTTAGCGATTATGATTTTTTTAGTAATGTTCCCCATTATCCAGTAGAAAAAGCCTATGAAATATTCTGCAATATACGGCAGAAATTGATAGAAAAGCCAGACGTATATCTGATTGAAATTAAAATACAAAAAGGTAAAACCAAAAAGAGATTTTATAAAGACCCTATATCAAAGGATGTTTTTTATAAAATGTATCCTCCTGAATTAATCAAGTTTGATGTTGTTGATAGGATCAGTGGGATTTTTACGTCTGTTAGTTGTATCTATTCATTTACTAAAGAACCTATGACTAATGCAGATTATATTAAATCATTGCATGATGACATTAAAGAACTAAAGAAAGAGCGTATGTGGTTCAAAGTACTAAAACGACAATTTGCAATCTATAAAATAGAAGGTGATAAACAGAAATTAATAGATTTAACGAGTATTTTTAATAGTCCATTAGGAATGGCTTACCAGACAATAGCAAATCTGGATGCAATTAAAGAAGTACAGACTCATTATAATGATAAAGATACGCAGAGAAAAATTGAAATGAACTTAAAGGAACTCAGAATAACAGATGCGAATAAAGAACGTACTAAGTTGTACGGTCTAATTAATCCATTTGCAAAGTCTGTTTATGAAGATCTAAAAGATAGTTAATAAGATAATTTTTTATTTTGTTTTATCATAGTATAATGTCTGCTGATATCAAAAAGGTCCTTGTTAAGGATGATCGTCTTAATTGCACCGATCAACTCACCTACGCAGTGATGAAAGGTGGCCAGTCAATGAACCCTGCTTCGTTTCAAGCCGTAAGTCAAAGCAATTCTTCCCACGTTTATAACGTCCAGTGCCCATCAGAACAAACACTCGTTGATAGGCGTGTGCTATGGACTTCTACTGTCATTCTCAAAATTGATGGTACTGCTCCCGCTGGGCAATTCTTGATGAACTATGGTATTACCGACGCACTCGCTCCTTTTCCTCTTCACCAGTTGGTCAATGTAATGAATTGTGTCATCAACAACAATTCCGTCTCCCTTAACGTAAGGGACGTGTTGCCTGCTCTTATCCGTTTCCACGACAGACGTGAATTAGCACGATACAATGGCTATGCTCCCACTGCGTTTGATTCATACAATGCTTATGCAGATGGTGTAGGTGCTATTAACAACTCATTAGGTGCTTACCAGAACACGGCTGATAATGATTTGACCCCCCGTGGTGCTTGGGTCTTGGATGGCTATGGCACTGATACAAATGCATCTAACAGCACAATGCCTGTTTCAACAGGTGCTGCTCAAACTATTTATGTTAAATTCACTGTCGCAGAACCGCTTCTCATTTCGCCCTGGATCAGTTGCCATCCTCAGAGCAACAATCAAGCATTCTACGGTATTCAGAACATGACCTTTACTTTCTCTATGGGTGATGCTTCCCGTGTATGGCGTACTGCTTCTACTTTTGCTAAAACTGTTGCTATTCAGTCATTTACCAATTCTCAATTGCTCTTTAACTTCCTTACCGCTCATCCGTCTGATCTTCTGCCGTCAAGGAATATTGTGGGCTACACAGAATTTCCCCGCTATATAACGGCATTTGGTGCATCTCTCGCATCTCAAGCGTCCTTCTCCTTTAAGTCCTCTTCCCTTCAGCTCAACCAAATTCCAGACAAGCTCATCATGTTTGTCCGTAAATCAATGAGTTCTCAGACTTCTTCTGATTCAGATTCATTCTTGGCTCTTAATGGTACAAACCCTCTATCAATTAACTTCAATAACGTCAGCGGTATTCTGTCATCAGCCAGTCAATATGATCTCTACCGCTATTCAATTGAGAACGGCTCTAACCAGTCTTGGTACGAGTTCTCTGGTAATGCAAACCTCGCAAACGCCTCTACGGGTGCTGGTAAGAAAGTTCCCACCGTTGGTGCGATGCTTGTATTGGAATTTGGTAAAGACATTCCTCTTCAGGAAGATTATTATGCGCCTAAAAAAATCTGGGCGCAAGAACAGCCAGTAATGGTTTGTTAGTCATAGCATTCTATGGCGAGACTACTCATTAACGGGAAGTCCCTTATAGCCTCTCTTACTAAGCAATACCAGTAATGGTATTGTGGCGTGGTTAATAGCCAACGGTATAGTAATAATAGAAAGGATTGGGTAATCCGTGGGTAAAGTGTCCGATCACTGAAAAGTGTGGATACTCCCTCAGAGACTGAGGCTTTAGCATTAGCAATGCTTAAAAGCAAACGGTAGTCGGTGGTGTAGCATACACTGCTTAAGGTATAGTCCGTCCTCCTTTGAAAATTGGAGGGTAAAGATGGGATCTTTAGGTGCTTTTCAATTGCAGGTAAATCTCAACTGCATTAATCAATCTGCGTCAGCGGTTGCTACGCAAGAGCTTGTTATTATTACCATGAACAGTGGGTGCTTTATTTGTGAAAGAGGCGCAAGTTCAACTTTTACTGGCCTCCTTACTAAGAGCGATGTTTTGGAAGTTTCTCAACAAGCTCCCTACTTCCAGAGCGATGTCCGTCGTCTTGTTGGTGGTGGCTGGTTTGACACTTTGAAATCAATTATTGGACGAGTTCTGCCCGTTCTCGCTCCTTTAGGAAAACAGTTCTTAGAAAAACAAGGACCGTTGGGACAGACTGCGTCAAAAGTGATCAGTGCATTGGGCTACGGTCAGAGTGGCGGTGGCCAGAGCGGTGGTAAGAAGAATAAATTAATGGAACGCATGATGTAAAATATTTTCTTTTAGTATAGTAAATGGCTTTGTGTGAAAATAATTTACAACTACGTCATATTTTGGCTCAAGGAACGCTTACATTGAATGGAACTACTGCTGTCGCAGTAGCTCTTCCTGCTATAGAAATAACTTCTATTATAGCACTAAGTTTAAATACTGCTGGAGCAACTCCTGGTGCAACTGCACCTTATGTTTCTGCTCTTACGGTGGGTACTGGTTTTTCAGTTAAATCAGGTACAGCATCAGCAAATGATGTTCTTAACTACATTGTATGGAATCAGTAAAAAGTTTTCTTTCATTATAGTAAATGGCTATTTGTGAAAATAATTCACAACTGCGTTATATTGTCGCTCAAGGCACATTTACATTGAATGGAACTACTGCTGTTGCAATTGCTGTTCCTGCTGTAGAACTAACTTCTGTTATAGTACTAAGCTTTGGTGCTACAAACTTAATTTCACCAACTGCTACTGCAACCGCTCCCTATATATCTGCTCTTACACCAGGAACTGGTTTTTCAGTTAAATGTGGTACAGCATCAGCGAATGATAATTATATCTACGTTGTATGGAATCAGTAAAAAAAATGTTAATTATTATTGTTATTTTAAAAATAATAACAATAATACATACAATTAACGGGACATTTAATCAACACGTCCAACGTTTCCATAGTCCTTCCTGCGAAACATAAGTTTCAAACTACCTGAGCATCCATCACCAAGATAGAAAATATGCGTTCCACCGAATTGATCTTTCCATAGAACAGATACTTCCATGGCTGATTGAGGACTCATTCCGTATAAATCTACAAGGCGATATTCACCATTAGGCACGTATTCCAGAGTTGGTTTATACTGATTTACAGCACTATACGGGATCTGAAAGTCTGTTATAATAGGTGCAATATTACTATTGTTTCCAGAAACAAACCCACTTGAAACACTATTGAAAATACGAGGCAGACCAATAATACTCTGTGCAATAGGCAACAGACTTGTTGTGAAAACAATACTCTGTACAGGATTAAACAGACCTACGGTTGAATTGTCTTGATAAATCTGAATAGCATTGTATGTTGCATAAGGGAATATATTACTACTATTATTTACAGCCATATTAAACTGAAAGCGTTGTTTTGCTGGTAATGATGAGGTATTTTTGATGAATGGAAAGTTATTGATTAATGTGTATAAGGCTTGATTACAGAAAAGTCTGTAGTATGATGCTACAGTTGGATTAAATGCTGTAGTATCTCCATTAAGAAGGAATACTTGATTAGTAGGATTCCATTCAAAAAAGGGTACATTAGTAGTTAATACTGATCCACCACCACCAACGATTTGAGCGTTCAAATCCGTAAATGCGGTTGAAATAGCCGTATTCATCATAAAGACAAAGTCTTGTAAGTTATTGACAAAGTAGTAATCTGAAGTCATATCTTGCAGAGTCAATGGAGGATTTGGAGTAGGCTGTGTTAAATCTGCTGGGACATACACAATGAAAACTTCTGCAGAAGTATATGTTCCATTTGATAATGTAAAAGAATACGCTGTCTGGTTTGGATTTGCTTGTCCAATTCTGACTTGCGGAATAAAAATAGGCAATGTAGGAGTCATTAAGGAGAAACGAACGACAGACATAAAGTAATTGTCAGGGCAATTAAGAAAAGGACTATTGCGTACATCCGTAATGCTGAATCTTACGGGAACATTATTGCCTGTAGTAGCATTATTAATGATGTCAAGGTCATAATATACGTGGTAGGGTTGAGTTGGATCATATTTACTGGCCAATTGAACCGACATTTACTTAGGGAGGATATTTTAAATTTGTTTTAATACTTTATTGAATCTTTCCTTTACATGTAGATAATGAGGAATTTCTTTTGTTCGTATAAAGTCAATTTCATTATCATATCCCCCTTGTTGTATTAGAATATCGAGTTCTTTTTTAAAATACTGTAACTGTTTTTCAATAATTTGTAGGGACAATTCCATTTTCTCTTTGTACAGTGTAAAACACATTTTAATCATGTTTATACCGTAGTCTTTAAGTTCAGATTATTACCTGTAAATATCTAATAAACATATAATAAACATCTAATGCTATTTTACTGGGAATAATACCAGAATAATTTTAAAATTATTAATAGATATATACCAGTAAATATCTATTTTTCATATTTTTGATATTTATTAGATATTTACACGTAATAATCTTACCATAAAAGAGCCTTAGCAAGGACTCCTTCAATGTTTTTGTCCTTAGCGTGGCGAATATGATATAATCTGCGACGTTCATTTGCATAGGCTTGTCCTTTCTCCTTGGTATAAGTTGGAAAGTCTAAATAATTTGGATCACCTATTGAGGCTATTTTTCTACCGTCTTTATACACGTCTATTTTTTTATTCTTATTGGTTGATGGTCGGACTTCTACACCGATTTCTCTGGCTCTTTGGAATGTATATGGAGTAATTTGATACATTTACTATTATATGATATTTTATACTAAAATTATGCAAGACCTTTATAATCAAAGAAATAGTATGCTCTACCTCTTGATAAAGTGGTTGTGACTTTATACAAAGCATTAAATAACATTGCTGAATCCGTTGGATATGAAGAACTAAGACCAAGAAAGTTTTTTGTAGTTAGATTAGAAGGAGCGCCTATTGTAGTATAATTTGTACTCCAGTATGAAAAGGGATTATCAGGTAAAGTAGTATTTACAACAATACTTACATTAGGATCGTTTGGATCACGTTGACTTATATTAAGATCTCCTATATACCATTCAAAATATGTATCGTCTCCATAATATGCTACTAAATCGGATGCCCTTGGAACTTGGATTCTTGCAGATGCTTGGCTTATAAAACTACTACATATAAAAAGATTCTTCATCTGACTTGCTGAAAGTGTTGTAGATGATGGAGAAGCTGGAGAATTAGGTATTAATATTCTTAAAGAAGGTGTACCAATTGCACTTTGAACAAAGGCTGTTGTTGCTACGTGTGTTGTATTATCTCCTGAAGAACGAGTTGGTGCAGTTAATGAACTACTAAATCCCCCTAATCCACATGTTAACCCAGAACACGTTATTTCTCCTACAAATGATGATTGTCCGTTTACTGTAAATGCATTTGTTAATGTAGTAGAAGGGTCAGCCTTAACTGCTACATTCCCATTATGATCCACTCTAAAAATTGTAGTGTCTGGAGTTGTATCATAAACCTGTAAAGAATCATTCACAGTATTATTTGTAATTACCAATGGATGATTAGGAATCAATAATTTTGTATTAACCGTAACGCCTTGTGATGCATCCGCACTTAAAGACAAAGTATTCCCACTAACTGCACTAATTGTATTTACATTATTAATTGAATACGTAGCCATGTTAAGATTTGCAACCATTGGATTCGTTAACGCTGTAGTTGACAATGTTAAAAATGCCTTATAAAGTTTAGCAAATTGAATTGAAGAGTTCCAACTCATTTAATACTATATGATATAATAAATTATCCCTTCACTGTCATTACAAGATTGTTATAACCATTATTTCCATAAGGAGCAGTAATAACGTCTAATTTCTTATTATTTGTGCTATTGAGTGTAATAGATGTTGTAGGTATAATGGCTGAACCAGAAACACCATTCCACGCTCCACTAAGACCAGTAGAAGCAAACTGAGTTTGTGCTGGAATAATCCAAGATGTTGCAGTAGCGTCAGTTGATATTGCTACTGTTGTGCCCCCAGCCCCAGATGTTCCTACTGCGATCCACTTGTTTCCAATCCAAATGACTTCATTTCCTGCTGTAGAAAATACGCTTGAACCACCTAAGCCCGTCCAAGTCAGACCATCTGGACTACTTACAAAAACGTTTGTACCTGAGCCTGTGGCTAAAAATATTGTGCCATTCCACGCCATTCCATTCACAGTAGTAATAAGAGTCGTAGAACCAGCGACAGCAGTAAATGTTGTTCCATTATCTGACGTTGCTAAAGAAGCACCACCAGACCCTCCTAAAGCAAAACGTGTTCCATTATGTGCTACTGCTCTACAAGAACCAGTAAAAACAGTAGCACCAGCACCAGTAAAAGAAGTTCCCGTTGTGCTATAAGCAATTGTGTTTGAACCCCCTTGTCCTCCTACAACAAAGTATCCATTGCCATATGCAACTGCCAATCCAGTCGTCATTAAAGCATTCCCCTGTCCTGACCACGTGATGCCATCTACAGAATCAGCAATACTATTCGTGCCATTACCTACACCGATCCAACGACCAGCGACAGAACTATAAACACCTCCTCTTCCATTAAGAGTGAATGTAGCGAAACCATTACCAATCCAATGTTTTCCGTTATATGAATAAGCCAGTGTATTTCCACCTTGACCGAAACCGACGAATTTTCCATTTCCATAAGCAAGACCATACGTTTGAGTGCTAAAAATGGTTGCACCTACATTTTTCCAAGAAACACCATTATTTGTTGAATATGAAAGTGTATTTGATAATGCACCACCGAGAACGACTGTATTTACTGGAAACGTAATGCGATTGGGTCTGTCTGAATTAAAAGCAACGCCATACCCTACTTGATCAAATATGCCAGTCGCTGAAGTATAATTCCCACCGTCTCTCGAATAAACAAGTGTATCAGTAGGTACTGAAGCATTGTCTCCAACCACAACCCAAAGCGAACCACTCCAGACAAGGCCACGTCCAGTCGTTAGAGTTGTGATTGCTGTATTCCAATTTACACCATCTATAGATACAGCAATAGAGGGTGTATTTGACGTATGCCCACCTACTGCCACATAAATCTGATTATTATAAACAATTCCATTTCCTTCTATATCAAACGGTGGTGATGCAGTAGGAACCCACGTAATCCCGTCATAAGAGTATCCCATATTTGCTCCAGTAGAAAGAATTTGAAATTGACCTATAAACTTCTGTCCATCCCATACAAGTCCTTTACAAGCATAATCTGATATAAGAATACCCAGTCCTGTCCAACTTACACCTCCGTCATAACTGTACGCAAGATTATTTGCTGTTCCTGCTCCACCAGCAATAACAACCTCACCATTAGAAGCAAAAGCATATACTTCATTAAAAAAAATTGTTCTCCCTAATCCTACCCAAGATGTCGCAGTTGCGTCTGTGCTGTAGGCTAAAGTACTTACTGTGCTTTGTCCTCCAATTAACCAGCGTGTTCCAGTAAAGAAAGCACATCGTCCATGAACACTGAAAAGACCCGCTCCTACAGGATTCCAAATAAATCCATTTTCTGACCAAGCCACTTGGTTAGTGCCTTCACCAACAGCAACAAAACGATTCCCACCATAAGCCACTCCATATCCAGCGGTGCTAAAAATAGTGTTTCGTAATCCTTGCCAGTTTATGCCATCTGCAGACACAGCCAAAGTATTTACTGTTCCTTGTCCGACTGCTACATATACATTTGGTATAGATGCCCCATAAGAAATATATTGAGGATGATCTGGGAGACCGTCCAACTGAGCATCAATGGATACATTAGTAATGGTTGTTGAAGATGCATTGAAAATAATAGATTCTTTGAAGTTTGTTGGGAATAACGGTCTGAAGAAATCAAATGTGCTAATCTGAGATGCACCACCTCCTCCATTCGCCAAGACGAAAGCAGTAGTTGCAACGGTTGTATCATTAGTCCCTAAGGGTTGTGTAGGGACATTAATATGCCCAGATACTGTAGCATTGCCAAACACATTAAGAGCGTGTCCTACCAATGAAGCACTGGGATTAGCCTTTATACCTACATTTCCATTATTATCTACTCTAAAAATAGTAGTATCACCAGTAGCATCATAAACTTGTAAAGAATCATTTGCCGTATTATTAGTTATAACTAACGGATAATTGGGTATTTGAACCTTTGTATTAATGGTTACGCCTTGAGATGCATCTGCACTCAATATTAGAGGTGATCCTGCTATAGCAGTAATGGTATTTGCATTAGTTATATTAAAGTTGTTCATGTTAAGATTCGCAACCATTGGATTCGTTAGAGCCGTTGTGGCTAAACTGTTGTATGCCTTAATTAATTTTGCTAATTGGATACTAATGTTCCAACTCATTTACTTAAACTAAAGAAAATAAAATATCTAATAATAATAAATGGAAACATCTTATAAAAATCAATTGATTACTGATTTGACTGAAAAAGGTTTAGCACCATCATCAATTAAACTATATGTTAGAAATCTGGAAAAATTATGTGATGCTCCATTGAAAAATCTGACTTTCTTAAAGGACGTTGAGAAGATTACGGAGAAATTACAGAAATATAAAGAGAATACAAAACGTGGATTTTTAATATC